GCTTGCTTCTTTGCTGTCAGAGTCTTTGCTTTACCGCGAAGCTCTTGCCCTTGAGTAGAAAAGATATTCTCGGGATCCATGGTCATGCCAGCTTTCTTCATCGCTGCTTCAAAAGCATCGTCAGAGTTTACGACTTTGTAGCCCATTGCAGGCAGACCAGTCTTACCAACGATAAATGACTTACCAGAACCTGGACCGCCCGCAAGAAACACTGCTTTGAAAATTGCGGGATCATTGACGCCTTCGTCAAGTTGATTAATCCAAGAAGAGAATTTTAAAATCATAGGAGACATTTCTTATCTCAGTGAGTGATATAGTTATTTATAAATCTTGAGTCTTTAGATGCTTTGAGTGAATCTTACAGCCAATAAACTCGTTATAGTAATCATCACGCAATAAAACATCCTTCTCAAACTGATATTTAGCTTCGTAATACGAACATTCGCCCTTTGTTTTACATAATTTTAAAATATCTCGACGGTATGCGTCACCGCCCTTTGCTTCAACAAGCGACTTCAGCTCTTCTGAACTACCGTAGTAGTCTTTCCAGTCTGACATTGTTTTCTTTGTGCGCTTGCGCTTCTGCCCTTTCAGTGGTGGTAGCTTACGAATCGACCAAAAGAACTTCTTACCAATATACTTTTTGTTAGTATCTAGCTCAGTGATTACATAAACAAAGCCCACATAGTCCGATAGCTCGTCTTCTGTGGGCTCAAAGATTTCATTGTTGTAGTGCCACATGAAACTAATCGAATTCTACAAACTCGACATCGATAGCTTGATTACCGCACATTGGGCAGTATTCTGGTTTTTCATCTTCGTCTTCTAAAATAATTGTAACATCAGTATTGCACAAAATGCACTTGACTTCGTATTGATACTCTTCCATTATGCTGCTTCCTCATCCCAGCCCCAATCGCCTTCCATACCAACGACCGAGTATTCAGTAACACGCTTCTCAAAGAAGTTATCGTGAGAAGCACCATTTAACACCCAATCAAGCCAAGGCAGAGGGTTGTCTTTCTGTTTGAACTTAGTCTTAAGACCAAGCTGTAGCAAACGCCGGTCTGCAATATGTCTTATATATGCGCGCACTTCTTCTCTGGTCAAGCCCTGCACATCATTACCTTTGAATGCAAGGTTAATGAATTTGTCTTCAAGCTTGACTGCAGTGCTTGCCATTTCATAAATCTTAGACTTCAGTTCATCATTCACGATGCGAGGATGTTCTTCACAGAAAGTGCGGAACAGTTTGGCATTACCCTGCACATGCAAAGTCTCGTCACGGATCGACCACTCGACAATCGTACCCATGCCCTTCATCTTACCATGACGCTGAAAGTTTAGCAGCATGACAAACGAAGCGAACACTGCGAGCCCTTCGTTAAAGACAGACTGAGCCAGCGCGAGCGCAAGACCTGTATGCGTAGTAATGTCGCCTTCTTTCATGAAATCGACCTTATCAGCCATTTCCTTGTACTCAAGAAACTTGTGATATTCCTCGTCAGGAAGACCGAGGGTATCGTTTAAAAGCGCGTAGGCGCGCTGGTGAACCGCCTCACGGCTTGCAAACGACGATAGCATGTTACGCACTTCATTATTCTTAAACTTCGGAATCAGAAGCTCGTGGTAGTTCTCGCCGACTTGCACATCAGACTGAGTGAACAGACGGAGAATGTGCGTGATGAATTCTTTCTCATCTTCGCTCAGCTTCGTTTTCCAGTCCTGTACATCTTCAGACAGTTCTGCTTCGTCTTCGATCCAGTGGACTTCTTCGTGCTTCTTCGAAAGTTCTACAGCCCATGGATACTGAAAGGGCTTGTATGTTGTGCTAAAATCTAGTAGTGCCATTTATTCTTGTTCCTCTAGTGGTTCTCCGTTTTCGTCACATTCTGTAAGAACACATCCACCATGAATTTCATAATAACAATAGTCTGCATCAAAACCTTCAAGCGCACCTTCGCCATCCCACAATCCACTGATGCCATTCTCATCAAGCGCTTCAGTGATTGCGTCAACTTCGTCTTCGTCTTCAACTTTAAAAATTTCGTAGTCTTCTGAGCAGCCATCCCAAGTCGAAAGCATTTCGAACTGATAATCATCTAGTTCGATATAGTCATCATCTTCTTCAGGAAGCCAAGTATAATACTCGACATCATCCTCGTCGTATGAATCACCAAGAAGCTCTTTCATTTCATTCTCAGTTTCAGGCACGGACAGTTTAAACGACCCGCCTCTCCAAAGAGTTTGTACTAGAATCCTAGCACCGTCTTCGCGCTCATACCATTCAGCTTCGACAAGCGACTCTTTGAATTTTGGTTCGATGATATAGTATTTCATAATTTAGCCCTCACAAGCTTTACATTCATCAGATTCTTCGACAGGTGCATTATTTAGAAACGCCATAAGGTCTTCATAACCACCAACATAATTACCCCCAATATAAATTTGAGGAACCGTACTTACTTTTCTTCCAGTTACTTCTGCTGCGGTCTTACCAATTTCTTCTAGATCAATCTTATCAAAAGGGATGCCACGCAGCTTCAGTTCTTCCATCGCCATTGCGCAGAACGGGCAGTTCTTCTTGCTATAGACAATATTACGTTTGTCGTCTTGTAGCGCTACGCGCTCGACTTTCTCAGACACATTTTCTGCGCGAGACTTTGCTTCGGTGCGCAGATAATACAGACCCTTGAGCCCTTCTTTCCATGCCTTGATATGCACCTTGTTGACATACGACTTTGCAGCACCAGCAGGAAAGAACAGATTCACAGACTGACCCTGACAGATATATTTCTGACGATCCGCAGCATGTTGCACAACCCAAGTCTGATCAAGCTCTTGAGCAGTCTTGAAGATTGCTTTCTCGCCTTCAGTCAAAAATGGCAGATGCTGAACAGAACCCTTATTAGTAATGATCGAAGTCCAGATCGATTCGTTATTCTCACCCTTCTCGGTCAGCAGTTTATCAAGATACTTATTCTTCACCAAAAACGAGCCCGCGCGAGTTCGATGGGTGTAGGCACATGCTTTGATTGGCTCAATGGATGGCGAGGTGGACAAGATAACACCACTGGACGCATTCGGGGCGATAGCGAGCAAATGTGCGTTGCGTCGCCCTGTACCCACGCCATCGGGATATTCTCCTCGCTCTTGCGCAAGAAGTTCTGTCTCTGCACTAGCTTGCTCGGAGATACGCTGAAAGACAACTGAATTGATCTCTTTCGCAGTTTCACTTTCCCATGCGACTCCATGTTTCTGTAAGAGAGAGTGGAATCCCATAGCTCCCAAGCCAATGGATCTTTCTCGTTCAGCCGAGTACTTAGCTCTTGAGATAGAATCAGGCGCGTTGTCGATAAAGTACTGCAGGACATTGTCAAGCATGCGAATAAGATCACGCACAATATTCGTATCTTTCCATTCATCATAATACTCTAGATTGAGAGAAGACAAGCAGCACACAGCAGTTCTGTCAGGCGAAGTTGGCAGATGAATCTCATTGCAAAGATTAGAGCCGTGAATCTTGAGACCTAGTTCTTTGAGGTTCTCAGGCAATGCTTTATTTGCAGTGTCAATGAAGTTCAGATAAGGTTCGCCAGTACGGAATCGAATCTCAAGAATACGCTCCCACAGTTTGCGAGCATTGATAGATTCTTTTACAGCGCCGTCTTTTGGATCACGCAGATCAAACTCAGTGTTGTCAATTACTGCTTGCATAAACTCATCGGTGATGTTAATTGCATTATGCAGATTGAGTGCTTTGCGTTGCACATCACCAGTAGGAATACGAATGTTCAGAAACTCTACGATATCAGGATGAGAGACATCCATGTACGCAGCATACGAACCCTTGCGAGTCTTGCCCTGACGATACGCAATCATGTCAGCGTCTACGGTGTGCAGAAACGGAATTGGGCCTGGTGCAATGTCAGATACCGTACGAACATCGCTCCAGTGCCCTCCTACGCCGCCACCAAGCACGGAAAGCCATCGCAGTTCACTAGAGTGATCGATCAAGCCTTCAAGCGTATCAGGCACATAAGTGAGAAAGCAAGAGATAGGCATTCCTTTGCCCTTGCCGTGTCCGTTGGGTGCGTTCGACAGAACGGGAGACGCAAACATAAACCACTTTTTCGAAACATACTCGTAAAGTCTTTTAGCCAGTTGCACATCCATTTCGTCTTTGTATGTTGCCCATGCTTTTGCAGCACGAGCATATGCTTCTTGTGGTGAGTTTTCATATTCGTTCAGATAAAAATCTTTGAGCATTCCTACCGCGTAATTTTCTAGTAATTCGTCCCGCGATAAATCGATTGTGACTGACATTCTTTTCTCTCTTTTTTAAGCGTAAAAGGTACTGATGACCCACAAATGGGTCATTTTATAGTGTTATGAATCATTTATGATACACTATATGTAGTGTAAGATCAATTGGCTTTTTGCTGTTCTTGTACTACTTCTTTGTTCTTTTCAAGCCAGTCATCAGCATCAGTACCTTCATCACCAGTTGTTGCTTCGCGATAGTATAGAATGATTTCTTTTTGCTGGCGAACATAACGGCGAATCTCTTGCAGATTAAACGCCATGTTCTCATAGCTCTGAGGTGTCAGAGCGAACACTACCAAGTCACCACCCAGAATCTTTTCGATCTTTGCAGTCTGCTCTTCTAGGTTATCTTTAGTAATTACAAAGAACTTCACATTCTCAAGAGCGATTTCTTGAGGTAGCGGTGGCTGATAAATGCGCAGAGGCACAGTCTCAGTCACTGTCACAATCTTAGGGGGGAGGGGCTCGGGTTCGGGCTTCTTACCAAAACCAAACTTAGGCAAACCGAATGTAGAACATCCAGACAAAACCAACGCGAGTAGAATAACACTAACCTTCTTCATTTGCAACCTCCACTTCATCATCAGCCTGGTCTACTTCACGGCTATCTTCTTCTACTTGTCGAAATACTGCTTCAGTGCCCTTGTTAATACGCGGTTCGATAAGCCCTGGCTTCAGTCTAGCAAGCTTAGTCAGGTCGTGCTTACGAAACACAGACATGTACTCGTCACGCTCTTTTGCAAGTTGAGCATGCTGAGTAGAAAGATTGGTGAACGCTTGACGCTGCTTCTCAAGATCAGCCTGCATGGTCTCAAGGGCTTTGCGATTCTTCGCTTCTGCTTCAAGAAGCTTTTCTTGGTTTGTTTCTAGAATAACAATTGCTTTTTCTTTCTGCGTAATAATACTTGACAACTCATTCACTTTCATGTTATGATAGGTATACCCACCGCCGCACAAGAGAAGAATAAGTGGTAGCATCTTAATAAATGCAAACATAATTTAACACTCCAAATTCGGTGGCAATTTCAGCCAACAGTTAAGTAATTCAGACGAACGCTCTCTGTCTTTCTCTCTTTGTTTATAGTACTTCATCATATTATCTTGCGCATGTGGAGGCAGTTGTGTATACGCTGCTCTTTCTTGCGCATTCATAAATTGTTTCTTGGGATATGTTCCCGTGATGCTTAATGTATATAGAAAAGTTTCATCGGGCTGTTCATCGCGAATAACATCAGGCGACCATGCAACTGCACATCCTGACAATAGCAGAACGGGCAGCAAACGAATCATTTTTGCTGCTTTTTAAACTTGCCGTTGATTTCAATATAGCGTCTGGTGAGGGGTCGACGCTTCTTCTTCTTTCCGTACATCCAGTCTGCGGGGTCGTTTTTCGAAGTACCAGCAATACCAGGACCTGTAGTCATTGTAGGCTCTTCAACAAATTGCTTGAAAGATTTCACTTGTAAAGCTCTCCTACTGTGACATACATCGGTTGGTTCGTATTTAAATGTCTTACTTCATATATATCTAAACCGAGTATTTCACCAACAGGATATGCGTCATCTTCGACACGCACCTGGTCTTTAGGCAGAGTCATTTCTTCTAGATTTGTGATACGCTCTTCGCGCAGTCTATAGATCCCAGGCGACAATTGCTTACTCTCCAGCACATACCAATAGCAACCCTCTTCAAGAAAATCAAGAGGATCAATATTTGATTGTGTTAAAATTTTGTTAATGGTTGCATTGCTCAGCGAATACTTTTCTTTGAGAAGAAACAGCGCTGCTGCATAAGATGCTAGGGTGCTTTTACCACCCGGGACTTTCTCTAGCAATCTTTTGATATTGAAAACTAAACGAATGAAAGTTGTATATGCGGATTTCTTTTCGTCATTGTCTAGCTTAACAGACTTGACACGCTTACCATTTTCATCGATGATGCCAAGCTTGTATGCGTCAGTTTCTTCCCACGGTGTGGTGAGAAGTTTTACAAAACGAAATGAATAATAAAGATCGCCTGCTCGTGATGCTAATGACACTAGATTTTCCTCAGTTCTTCAACAACAGTTTCGTCCATTGTTGTGCCAGTATATTTATCGTTTGGTATTACATTCAAATAAATGAGAAAAGGCTTGAGAATTGGTAGACTTTCGTCTGTAAATACTTTATACTCTAACATTCTCAAGCCTGTGTCAATACCAAAAACATTAAAGATAACAACCAGATGATTTAGTATGAGGTTGACAGAAAGCCTTCCGCCCTCTTCGTATCGTTTGACAAGCCGTTTGAGATACTTGAAGCGATTAACATCTTCGTAGAATTCTTCTGCATCAATACAAGTGGGATTATAATAACTTCGCGCTGCATACAGAAGAAAAGTATCTTCATTAAGTTCATCAAATAAAAGCATCATGGTTCCTATAACAAAAAGCTATTTTCTGTATTTATAAAAAAACCCGCCGATTGCTCGACGGGTTTCTTAGATCAAACTAGCTTACTTTTTAGCAGAGTATGCTTGCCCACCAAAGAAAGCGGCTACAATTGCGGCTACAGAGACGAAGTATGTAGCAGCCATATCACCAAGGATTTCAGATGCTTTGTCAAGCCCAATCCAGTCTGCAAGAACAACTGCGAATGGATAGAGCAATAGACCAAAGAGAGCAAACCATGTCATGCTTCTCTGTGCATCACGCATTGCATCTGCATCTTCAAGCTCTTTACGCTTGAATTCCATATACATGCGGTGTTCTTCTTCAGACACATGCCCATCACCGTTTGTGTCTGCGGGATGATATCCCTTGTCTTTCTTTTCTTCTTCGGCCATAACTTACTCCTGGTAGAAATCTTGATCGTGTTCCTTATAATAAAAATCATCAAGTTCTTCCGGAATCAGTGTCTCAGTGACAGGTGCTTCATGCAATGTTTGTCTTGGAAGACCATCATTTCCATGCCAATGTGCAATTTGTTCTGCAGTAAATTTCTGCTTTTTAATTACTTCTCCAGTAGGAGATACCCAGCCTTTCTCAGTTGGGTATGTTCCAGCTGGTGCCCAATGAGGCGTTTGAATAGGTTTCATTACCCTTCCTTACCTGTAGTGCTTGTTACTGCGCCCTTAACGGGATTTACGATGTTCTTGTCGCCAACACGCTTCTCACCAGGGCGAGCAGGTGCTTGACCTTTCACAGCACGACCTGCTTTGGTGGCATCTTCGTGACCCTTTGCATCATCAGCAGCAAGTTCAGGGTTGTCCATGTTAGCATCTTTCGCCATGTCTAGCGCTGCTTTGCCCTTGAACTTGTCTTTCATCGTCTCTGCTTTAGAAGCACCTTTCGTGCGATCAGCGTAAGTAGCGCCTTCTTTCATGCCACGCTCTTGACGCTTCTTAGCAAGACGATCACGCGCTGCTTGTGCTTCTTTGTCAGAAATACGGAAGCCGCCAGTCGTATGACCCGCTTTGTCTTTCTTCATGTCGCCTTCTTTCATTTTCTTAGCAGTGTGCTTATGAGACTCGGACACAAGAATTTCAAGGTCTTCGACGGGCACATCAAACTCCACACCATGCTCAAACATTACATCGTAGTGAGTCACGATAGCGTTGCCATCTTCTTGCTCGACCAGAGTGTGCTGCCCGGGGATGCACTCACCAAAGCCCCATTGCTCAGAAGCAACATGCTTAGCGCAATCGTGCGACAGTGCTTTGTCTACAGACTTAGTGTCCATATCTACCGCTTCGTTTCTACCATAAATCAGTTTACCAGTCATTCTATCGACTTTCTTCACGCCTTTATCGCCTTGACGCTTCTGTACATGAGCGCGGGCTTTATCTGCCTTCTTGTCAAGACGATCAGTTTCTTTATCAGAACCAGGAC